TAGGTACCATAAGCGTGACCTATCAAAGCTAGAGCAACCTCCTTTTCTGTTCGACATTCTGCTTCTCTGCCATATGCTGCTCGAATCATGAATTCATTTATCTCACGATAAGGCAAATAGGTAGGTTGATTCGGATGCGTCTCCAATGCTGGGTTCAATATGGCATACTGCTTCAAGAAACAAACCCCTCTCTTAACTAATCGTCCCCTATCTTGAGCTGAAAGAAATGCCACCCCGTCATATATCTCCTTTAAGTCCACGTCAAACGCCTGCTTCAAAAAGGCCTGAAAATTATAACCTGATAAATAGTGGCTTACTCGTGTAGCTTGTTTATTATAAATATGATCATCACCATACACCACTATCATTATCGCTGAAACCAAAGCATCCAGCTCCTCCTTATCAGCCTCTTCTGCTGTCGACAATTGCATCGAACAAAAAAGAAAGAAGTACAACCCCATAATCCATGAATCCATATGTGATGTATTGTAACATCCCGACGGCACTCCTCCATATTGTACCACCCACACGTCATTATATAACCTTGTCAATCGCTGTACTAAACGGGGCACTATATATTCCAGAAGTTTCACCTTCATACCATAATCTAATGAGTTGGGGTCCTCATGTACTAGCATAAATTTCATGTAAAGATCTACAAAAAATGCATGTACACTCTGATCTTGATTCTTCAAATCCCCTTCAACTAATATCCTCATAAAATCATTCAACCTAGTTATTCCTAGATCCCTTGCTAACTGGTCCATTCCTCCATGTGCTAACTTACTTCCTATTTTGATCATCTTTCCCCTTTCCTTCATGTGTCGCAATTTCGATACTAATTTCTCTGCCATTATAAAGGTACTCGTTGGAATACAAAACATTCTCATCTTCTTAAGCCAAGGAAGCCATAAATTATCATTCATCTGTTTGTCCCATGAGAAGAAATTTTCCACCTTACCTACCATAGACCAGTACGTCTCCCACACTACATCATTCTGAAGATAGTTCATTATCCTATCAAAGTCTACTTG